CGCTGCGCTGGCGGGTAGCCCGTACTCGTGGGCAGCCGGCTGGCTCGCGCTGGGAGCGCCTGCGCCACCAGCATCGTGAGCCGCCAGGGCAGCCGCCCCCGTACTGGCGGGCAGCGCGGCGGGGGCCAGCGGCCGATTGGCAGCCCGGTTCATCCGCATTGTTGCGGCGGAGCGCGCCTCGGCCGCCATCTGGGGCCCGGCAGAGTCGTAGCGCTCGTTCTCCTGGGCGCGCTGAATCTGGCCCTCCAGCGCCTGGCGCTGCACCACATCGCGCTGGAACTGCGGCGCCGGCAGGCCCTGCAGCTGCGCGGTCAGCTCGTCCGAGCGCTTGGCCGGCGCCGCTGGCACGGCTGACGCTGTGGCTGTTACCGCTGGAGCTGATGGCGGCACGCCGGTAGAGCCGCTGTTGCCGGGCACCCGGTTGCCCGGGAAGATGTTCGTAGGGGACGGGTAGCTGGGCTTGTCCTTGTCCACCTCGCCACCTTCAGAGAAGAACATGGGCGGCTCGCCCGGTGCCTGGGCCGGCGCTGGCAGGCCGCGCGCGGCCGCAGGCGTGTGAGTGGCCGCCTTCATTCGGTTCAGCGTCTGCACGCCGATGGCATGCACCTGCTCGGGCGGCATCTTGAACTCGCCGTTGCTCAGGTTCACATCCACCGGATCGCCCTTGCCCATGGCGGCCAGGGCCTGCTCGCCGATGGCCTCGGTGCTGTCGGACGGCATGATGTACGTGCCGTCCTGCACCTGCTGCTGCACCTCGTCAGAGGTTCCGGTACCAGGGCCGCGCACCGGCCCGCCATTAGTGAACTTGCGAGCAGTAGCGCGGCGCAGCTGCTCAAGAGGAGGAGGGTATGCGTTTGCCATAGCAGGGACTCTCCACGACAGTCAAGTTCCTGTCGAACCCTATAACGGGCGGTTGTCGTCGTACAGCCGTCTCATCCTTCTGGCCTTTAACCAAGTATAAATCATACTCACCAAAGCCATATACACTACAAATGCAAGGATGGTAATTGCCATTTGCTTTGGACTTGAGAGAGCCTTAGACAACACGTCGATAAATCCGGGGGTAGCGCGCTTTTGAGCATCCAATAATTCTTGCTGACGAGATTCTTCTAACCTCGCCAAAATCGCCAATGCCTCGCCACCTTTTCCCTCTTGTATCTTTTTTGCAATATCGTTCACTAGTGGGGATGTTATAGCATTCGCACCTTGAGCGGGCTTGAATGCGCGAGAATTGACTTCCTTATAGAATTTATCGAAATATGGTTTGATTTCCTCTTTTTTAGTTACAGAGAGGTGCCTACTATTAGATATTGAGTAATCTGCAAGCTCAACCACTTCAGATGCAGAGATTGGAATAGAAATCTTCTCCTCTCTCCTTCTTTGGTCAACCAGTCGAGTTAACCTTTCAAGGTCAATTTCCCTAAGATTTAGCACTAGTTCTTCAACGATGGAAGCCATAGATTGCTTGACGGCTCGAACTCTTTCCAGCTCAGCTTCAGCGGCATCTCGTTGCGCGGTCGAAGTCTGATACCAAGCAATTACTATTGCCACAATAGCACTTCCGATTAGGGTAAGTCCGTAGCCAAACCAGTCCTTGCCAGGACGCTTATCATTGCTCTCTTTGTCCACGATTGGAATAGAAAAGTTACTCTTACTTCACACTGTAACACTATCAATCAGTAATTGTAATTGTGGTTCGTGCTGGTGCTCTCGGTACTACTGCGGCTGTAGCTGTTGGAGTCCGACCCAGAACCACTTACCCCGGCCGAAATATTCACCGCCGACATCGCTCCCGCAGCCAGTTGCGCGGAATACTGCCCCATTGCCTTCGCGGCCTCCAGAGCAATCTGCGCCTGCTGCGCCGCCTTGTTGATGTTGGCCGTGTACTGGCTCATCTGCATTTCCGAGAATGCGATGTTGGTCCGCGTGTTCATGTCCGCGAACCGGGCCTGCACCTCGGAAGCGGCGACGTTCGCTGATGCGCGGGCGCGCCAGCCCTCAATCTGGGCCTGATAGACCTGGGTGCCGTACTGCACGTTGGACAGGGATGCCTGCAGCTTGGACTTGAAGGCGTCGATGTCCGCCAGGTACTTCTGGATGTGCACACGCGCGGCTTCGAGGCGCAGCTGAGCACCCTTGGCGCGGATGTCGGCCTTGCTGGCCAGGCCCTGGATGGTGGATGCGTAGGCGCGCGCCTGGGCGTCCAGCATGCCGGCTTTGGCCACCTCGCCCTTCACCTGCGATTCATAGGCATCAAATTTCACTTTCTCGGCGCCGATCTGCTCGGCGTAGGCCTGCACATCGGCCCGGTAGGCGTCGAACTGGTTTTTGATCACATCCGCCCGCACCTGCGCGCCGCGCATCATGCTGGTGAAGACCTCGACCGAGGATTGCACGGCCGACAGCTTTGCCTTGAACACCTCGACCCGCTGCTGGTTGATCTGGCCCAGCGCCACCTGGCCGTCGATGGCGGTCTTGTACGCGGTCAGCTTGGCCAGGGCTCCATCCAGACGGGTGCGGTAGACCTGCGCCAGCGTCTGGAAGGCGCTGTTTTGAGCATTGAACAGGCCGATGTGGGCATTGAAGACGTTGATCTGTGCCTCGGCCTGGAAACGCGCGACCTCGAACATGCGCTTGGCCGCGTTCTCGAAGATGTTTGCGGTCAGCTGCTCCAGCGCCAGCCCCTGCTGGACGGCAAAGCGGATGTTCTCGATCTGCCACTGTGCGGCCTGCACCAGGATGTCGCGGTTCAGCTCGGCGGCCTTCAGGCGGCCCTGCTCACGGATCACGCTGGCCTGCTTGGCCAGCATGCCGCCCGGCATGCTGAAGCCGCGCGCCGCCCAGGTATCGACGGCCTCCTGCAGGGCGCGGTGGGTCTCGGCGCTGTCGCGCTCGCGTGCACGGGAAAACAGTGCGTCCTCCACCGCTGCAGGCAGCCCAGTACCGCCCGCCATCATGCTCTGCACCTGGGCCTGCAGCTCGGGCAGCAGCTCGCTTTCGTAGCGCGGCTCGGCCCAGTTGATGAAGACGTTGGGCACGGTGATGCCGGCAGCCGAGGGCGGCACGCCGTCGAAATCGGGCAGCTCCGGGAAAACGAAGTCCGGGATGGTGATCTGCTGCAGCGCGTCCATCTCGGGCATCACGATGACTGGCGCCGCAGGCAGCTCCACGCTGGTGTCGATGTCCGGGCGCGCTGGCACGGGCACGGCCGCCATGCCGGGCGGCGTGGGCAGGTTCAGCGCCGGCATCTGAGGGGCGTCGGGCAGCGCGTCCATGTCGCCGATCTCCAGCTGCCCCAGCAGCGCGTCGATGCCGGGCACGCCCGGGTCCACGGGGATGACCATGGGTTGCGGTGAGTAGCTGGGCTCGTTCCCCAGACTGAACACGGGCGCTGGCACGCTGGGCGCGGCCATCAGCGGCGGCTGGGCCACGTCCGCCATCTTGATGTTGCCCATGGCCGCGAGAGAGGCCTGGAGCGCGGCGCTGTACTGGGTTGCGGTGGCATCGAGGGCGTTGATCTTGCTGCCAACGAACTCGATGGCAGCGCCCATGGCGTTGTTGGGGGTGGTCATCAGATGCTCCTTTTGCTGGTGGCGGCCAGCACCGTCCAGTCGTTGATATAGGCGTGCTGGCCCGTCAGGCGCAGCGTGTAAGCGAAGTGGCGGCCCAGCAGGCCGCGCCCGAACTCGAAGCGGGCATTGGTCAGCGCGTCGGCCACCGGGCGCCCGCGCAACGGATAGGTGTAGGTCTTGCGCTGGCCGCTCTGGGTCTGCGTCACGGCCATGGTGGCGGTGCCGGCCAGTTCGTACTCGATGTGCGACTCCACAGGCAGGGCCAGGGCCTGGCCGCTCATGTCGATCAGCCCGGTGCGCAGCTCAGCCTGGACCGTTTCGCCATCGCCGTCCAGCGCGTAGACGCCATCTGGCGCCATGGCGTACACCGTGCCATCGATCACCGCCAGGCCCGTGGCGGCAAACGGGGCGTAGCGACTCATGGGCCACGCGCCGCCGGCATCGGCCGTCCAGGCCTGGCCCAGGTCCTGGCCGGACTGGATCACCTCATCCCATGCCACGGCAGCCGCATCCGCCACCATGTCGCGCGCATGCAGCTGGCCGAAGGCCTCGTCGGCAGCCCGCGCACGCTCAACCAGCACCAGCGGCGCGGACTTCACCCCGTCGAGAATCTCATCGGTGGCGTTCGCGTGCTCGGGCACCAGGCTATGCGCCCGCGCGCGGCCCAGCACCAGGTCCAGCGCATGCACGCCGTCCTCCACCACCTGCCGCTGCAGGGCCACCAGCTGGTCGCCAGCGTTGGCGCGCTCGGCCACCAGCTGCCGCGCGTGGCGCTGGCCCAGCACCAGGTCCTGCACGTTGGCCCGCTCCACCACCAATGCGCGCACGCGCGCCGGCAGCAGCTGGTCGGCCGCCGTAGCGCCCTCCTCAATCAAGGCCCGGGTGCTGCCCAGCAGCACATCCTGCGCCCTGGCGCGCTCGATCACCAGGCCGCGCAGGTGCGCCGCGTCCAGTACCTGGTCGGAGACAGCGGCCTGCTCGGTCAGGAGCGGACGCACCTTGTCGATGATGCCGTCGCTGGCCACGGCGCCGTCCAACAGCATGACGGCCAGGCCCGTGATGAGCACGTCGCGGATGCGAGCCGTGCTTTCGGCGATGGTGCGCAGGCCCAGCCAGGTGCTGTCGCTGGCGATGGCCGTGTCGTTCATGTCATCGCGGTAGCTACTCATTGATGACCCCTATGAAATGGTGCGAACTCTTGTGGTCCGCGAGGGTGGTGTAGCCGAACCGCTTGCGCTGCTCTGGCGCCTCCGGGTCCGGTTCTGAAACGTTGGCGTAGGTGGCCTTGCCGGCCTCGATGCGCGCGCCTTCGCGGGTGAACGTCAGGCCCTCGGGCGTGGGCGAGGACAGGAAATACATGCTGTCGGGCTTGCGGTGCACGGGCTGTATGCCCAGCTGCGGCAGGATGCTGGCCTGCAACACCTCGTCCAGGCTCGAAGGCTCTGCCGACTCTCGGCTGTACTCCTGCACGGGTGGCGCACCGCCGCCGCCCTGCAGCTTCCACTCGTTCGCGTTCGGGTGGATGAGCCAGGCGTAGTCGGTCGGCAGGCTGGGAATCCATGGGCCGCTATCTGCGGAGTCACTGCAAGGCCCTGGCGAGTAGTCCTCCATCTCCACCCAGACCGGATTGCCGTTCTTGGGATACGGCACGCCGCGCATCACCGGCAGGCTGCCGGCCCAATGCATTACAAAGTCGTAGGTCCAGAAGCGGTAGCTGTAGGGGTCTTGGATGGCGTATCGCGCCAGGCTTTTGGAAGCGATGCGGCCCGCAACGCTTTGCTGGCGGGCATACAGCACGGCATTGCGGCACAGGTACGGGACGCACAGGCCCATGTTGCGGCTGCGGGCCTCGGAAGTCACCACGGTGGTCTCATGCGTGAAGTACCGGCTGCGGGTCAACGTGCCCGGCCGCCAGAACGGGGCATCGAAAGCGAACGCGGGCGTGTGGTCATAGCCCTTGTCCTTGCCCACGATGGTTGTCACGCGCTCGGTTTGCGCCACGGTCTCGCGCTCGTCCACGTCGCTGGTGTAGAACGGACCCACGATGCCTGACTGCCCCAGGTATTCGGTGCGCTGCCACGATCCCACGATCATGCAGTCCTGGTAGTCGTCTTCGATGGGCCGGCCATGGGTGCGCGCGTCGCGGAAGTACTTCACGGTCTTCAGCTCGTCGCCCAGGAAGTAGGCAAACATGATCGTGTCGCAGCGGGGGTTCTTGTCGCGCCCGGCAGCCAGCGGCGTGAAGTCGAAGGACAGGCACACGCCCATGGTCGGCTCGGGAAACTTCAGCTGCGGCTGGGCCTGGAACTTGGCGGGGTGGTACAGCCAGCCCTCGCCCACCCGCGCCACGGCGCCACCATGGGCTGCAATCGGCTCCAGGGTGCGGCCGTCCCAGAAGTCGTACTCGGCCTCGAAGTCAGGCTTCACAGCCTGCGCTACCGCCCGTGCACGCGCCAGCAGCTCGGCGGCAGTCACGCGGCGCAGCTTGTACTTGACCGCCCGGTCACGCGCGCTGCTGCCTGCCCGGCGGTACAGGCCCGCCAGATAGGTATTGAGCAGCGCCTGCTCCTCGGGCTCCAGTTGGAGGTCGCCCGGCAGCCGTCCATCATCCTGGGCAGGCGCCAGGCGCAGCTCCAGCTTGTAGGTCAGGCCCTGGGCCAGGCCCTGCGCCTCGTCGTAGTCATAGCAGGTGTTGTAGCCCTCGGTACCGCTGGCGTTGAGGCTCCAGCCGCAGGCCGTCGAGTAGGCGATGTGGCTGTAGAAGTCCGCGGTGTCGCAGACCTTGATGACCACGCCGGCCCGGCGCCAGGCCTCGAAGTCCTGCCCGGCAGCGGGGAAGGACTCGCCCGAGGGCAGTCCGCCGAAGCGGTCCAGGCTCCACAGGATCTCTTCATCCTGCGTGACCTCTTCCACCCATCGCCGGAAGGCCTTGGTCGTGGTGGCGGGCACCAGCGGCAGCGGCATGGCATAGACACCCTGGCCATTGATGCGCAGCAGCCAAGGCCTGCGGTTGGAATCGAAGCCCACGCCATGGCATTCGTGAAACTTGTAGTCGAACTGGATGGCGCCCGAAGCTGGCGGGAACCCGGTGTAGCCCGGAAGCCGGACATTTCCCAGCTCGCGCTCGACGGCCTGCTCCACTGCAGCAGGCAACGCCAGCCGCGCGCGCTCGATGGGCGTGTCGGGAAGCTCGCGCAGTTCCATGCGGCCATAGCCGCCGACGATCTGCACCACCTGCGCCATGGCACCGGAGTACCAGGTCGGGCGCAGCTGCACGTACTGTGTGTGGGTGAACAGCCCGGGGTCGGCCGGCACGAACTCGGAAAACCTCGGCCCGTACTCGATGACGAACCGCTGCAGGCGCTGCGCCCGCGCCACGGCCGGCAGGCGCTGGGCCGAATAGCCGGCCAGCCGGCGCCGCGTCTGCTCGGTCAGCAGCATGCCCACGCCCTCGCCAGGGCGCACGCGCGAGGCGGTGATGGCGCCCGAGAACAGCATGGGCACGAAGGCCTTGGCCAGGCCGTCGCTGACAAGCTGGGGTTCCTCGAAGACCGGCGCGGGCTGCACGATCAGCTTGACCACGCCCCCCATGTCCAGGGCCGTGGCCGAGCCCCCGCCGGGCAGCGCGCGGGTCATCTTGAGGCTGTCGATACCGGCCAGGGCCTTGATGTTGGTGAGGCGCCGCATCAGCAGCTCGGCCGCTGCGGCATCCTCCCCGTTCAGTTCAGGCCCGAACCGGCCATGCGGGCGGGGCTGGTGCACGGGCTCAGACCGTCAGGTTGATGCGGTAGCCCAGCTCGTAGGTGTCGCCGGCCTGGAACGTGCGTGGGGCCGCATACAGCGAAGCGGACACCAGCGCGCCCGTGGTGCCGCCGCGCTGGTTGCTGGTCAGCAGCGCCGCGCCGGTCACATTCAGCTGCCCGGCCGTGGCGATGGTGAGCGTGGCCACCGAAGCCATGTTGTCGATACTGCCCGTGGCGGTGTTGGCCGGCGTCCAGACCGGGCGTGTGGGCGCGGTGTGGCCCTCGGTCATGCTGACGATCTCGCTGGCCACGGCCGCGAACGATGCGGCGGTCCAGTTGGCGGCCGGCGCCGTGTTGCCGGCGAAGATGGCCAGGTAGTAGCCGGCCGGCTTGGCCGTGGTGCCCAGGGCCACATTCAGCATGTGGGCGAGGCCCTCGGTCACGATCAGGTTGTCGCCCTCCTTCTGCCAGGCGCAACCGTTGACGCGGCCGAAGTATTCGCCCGAGGCGAGAACGCCCAGGCGGGGCAGGTAGACGCCCTCGGGCGTGGTGTCGAAGCGCTGGGCGCGCAGCTCGCGCGCGACTTGGCGGCGCAGAGAGGTATTGGGCATGGATGCTCCTTGGTGGTGGGACCAAGGCGCACTCATGCGCGCCGGATGAAATCTCAGGTTACGGCGGTCATGAGGCGGTTCGCAAACACTATGCTGGTTGCCCGGCTGCCGGCGATGCCACGCAGGCGCTTGGCCTGCTTCTCGACCACGCCGCCATCGGCCGTGCCCAGCACATAGCCGTTCTCGGCCAGCCAGGCCACCACCGCCGCGCCACCGCCCGAGGCCTCGCCAGCCGTTTCGGCGTCCACGGCCACGGCGCTGCCCGGTACCGGAGCCTTGCCCGTCTTGCGGATCATCTGCAGCTCGCCGGGCGCGGCGCCGGCCAGGAAGGCCACATGGTCCACCTGCCCCACCCACAGGCCGCCATCCACCGGATGCAGGAAGGTGATGCGCTGGGACATCTGCACGAACCCATGGCGCGGATCGTGGACGTGGTAGGCCAGGGCCTCGGAAAACCGCAGCACGTTTGCCCGCGCGGTCACCAACCGGCCGCGCCACAGCCCGAAGTGCGGCCCCGTGGGCATGGGCTCCATGTGCTGGAACTGCGGCGCCGCGCCCAGCTGCGGCAGGAGCGCAATGTCCACCGTGGGCATGCCGATGGGATAGTCCTCGCCGCGCTGCAGCTCGCCGCCATCGGGTCGCGTCAGGTACAGGCGCACGCCGGTCACAGCCGGGTCCAGGCACAGCGGCAGCGTCACCTGCAGCGCGCCGCCCGCGCCGACCTTGCACTGGGTCACGGGCGACAGGGGCGACTCCATGGCGCCGCGCAGCCAGCCCAGGGCCACGCCATAGCCCCCGGCCACCAGCGAACCCGCGCCAGCATCCACCAAAGGCGCTGGCGGCGTATCCAACGTGAAGCGCCGCGCGCCTTGGCCGTCGAACTGAAAAATGCCGTCTGCCCCAGCGGCCAGCACCAGGTTGTTCAGCACCAGGTGCGAGACATCGCCCCGGCCGATGGTTGCCAGGGGTGTCGAGGTCCAGCTCGACACGTCCACCCTCACCCACTGGTCACCCAGCACGCCGAACACGTCGCCATGCAACTGGCTCTGCCACAGGCACGCCAGCGGCTGGTCCGACACCTTGCGCAGGCCCTTGCGCATGCGAGCGCGCCCGGTAGCGGAGATGTCCACGTTGACGGCATCGCGCAGGTAGTTGCGCCGCTCGTCGCCGCCCACCTGCAGGCGGTCGTCTTCGGGGGATGCGTTGTCGATGCCCGCCAGGGGCATCATGCGGAAGGGTTTCATCAGAAGGCTCCTTTGCGGTGCTGGTCGGAATTGCCGTCCGGCCGGATGTAGTGAACGCCACTGCGCACACCTGGCGTGCCCACGGCGCCGGCAGCAAAACCGGCAGCCACCAGGGCCTGCCGTGGCCGCGCCGGGGCCGGCCCCCACACACGCATGCGCAGGTGAAATGCCGTGTAGTCGTATTCGCAGGCGAACGCATCCAGGCCCTCGGCGCGCACCTCGCGCACGCGGTGCGACACCCAGGGCGTGCCATGCAAATCGGCCTCGAAGCCAGCCGGTAGCACAGGCATCGGGGGACCGACATGCAGGGTCTGCCACATGTAGGGCGTGTCGTCGGGCCAGCTTGCTCCCAGTGCGAGCGACTGCCAGCCGGCCAGCACCAGTTGCCGATGGAACATTTCCACGCGCGTGCCATCACCCACGGGCGGCTCTACGCCGGCCGGGCCAAGGTATTGCGGGCCGGTGTATGGCGGGCGTGCCACGCTCGCCTCGCCAAACGCCTGGGCATCCTGGGCCGCGAACTGCTCGATGCCGCGTGGCCCTGGCACATCGGGCACACCGCCGCGCAGCGAGTTGAATCCCACTGGTGCCACGTACTTGCGCCGGTTGATCAGCGACGGGGCAGGCATCCACGGCGCATCGATACCCCATGCCCAAACCTGGCCGATCCACATTGATACGCGCGGAACGCCCGGCCCCTTCAGCGGCGAATTCGAGTCCGGCGAATGATCGACATAGTGCAGCCGTGGTCCAGGATGGTTGGCCTGTGCCTGGTCAGGCGCTTCCATGACGGCATAGATGGTGTGGGGCGACAGTCGCGGGCGGCCCACCACGGCCACAGCGTCGATCCCTCCGGCTCCAGTGAGCGTGCGGTTCTTGAATGTCAGTGTGGGCTCGCCGATCAGGTGATCCCAGTAGCCAGGCTCTACGCGGATGGAGTTGGCCACCACCGTGGGGCTGGCCACGCGCATGCCATCCCAGCCGGTGGGATAGGCGAAGAGCAGGTTCAGGGTGGGTGCCGGCACCTGGCCGGGCGGCGCGTCGATGCCCTGCACGATGATGTTCTGCGCCTCGGGCAGTCCGCCGCGCTTCGTTACAACGGGGCGCGGGATCTGCTGCGGCGGCAGGCCGGCGATGAAAGCCCAGTTGCGCCGGTCGGCGACCCTGGCCTGCCCGAACTGGTCCGTGCTCTCGCCCAGTCCAAGCACTTGGCGCCACTGCAGCCGCACGGACGCATTGCCAAACTCGTCGCTGGCCGCGCCATAGGTGCGCAGCTCAGGCGTCACGTTGCGCAGCGCGGGCTCGCCCACCATGTCTCGGTGCGTCCAGCGGGGCGTAATGATGCGCCAGTGGATGCCCAGCTCTGGCGCGCCAGCACCCGACACGTCGCCTACAGACACACCACCCACATACCGGGTGTAGAGGCCGACATAGGGCAGCGGGATGGTGGGCGGCTCGATGGTGTGCCGTTCCTCGACCTGCAGGCGGCGCACGCGCGGCGCCAACATGGGCGTGCCCACGGCCGCCAGGTCCATTCCACCGATGCGCTCGTACAGGCGGCTGCGGTTCGCAATCTGCGGCTGGCCCAGGCTCTGCGAGGGCCAGCCAGTGGCGCGCACCGGGTCCGCCTTGTTGTAGACGGCAGCCCAGCCGGGGATGGCGCTGGCATCGAAGCCATCGGGCGACACCGGTCGGTTCAGGTGCGTGACACTGCCCGCCTTGTAGTGCTCAGGGTGTTCAGGCGGTGCGATGCCCGCAGGTAGCACGGCCACCGCCTTGTTGTCGATCTGCGTGTAGCCGAAGCGATCCGAAATCCAGCCCACGGCCACGGGCGCGCGGTTTCGGTTCTCGATGGCCGTCCACTGGCCGAAGGGCGGCGGGTTGAGCCCATCGTTGGGGTCGTAGTGCTGCTGCACGATCTGGCGCAGGTTCCAAACGCGCGCCACGCCCCAGCGCAGCTGCTCCTGTACGGCCGTTTGGAAGCCTTCGGGCCGCGTGAATGTGTGCCAGTTGCGTATGGCCGGCTGCCCCACCTCGCCTGAGAATCCCTGTGGCAACACCACCTGCTGCTCGGGAATGATCCGGGTGCCCCACTGCGTCATCTCCGTGCCCACGGGCTCGATGAAGCGCAACCCGCCCACCACATGGCTTTCCATGACCTCGGGCGCCGCGATGCCGGCTGGCGCCAACTCGCGCGGGCTACGGCTGACCCAGGGCATGCCCAGGGCCAGCGCATCCGCTCCCACCTGGTTGAGGCGGCGCACACCGTGCTCGGTGCGCGCGGTGCCGTACTCCGCCACCGCAGCCCCCACCGGCATCAGGTAGCGGGTGTAGAGATAGACATCATGAGCCGCGCCCATGGACAGGGCATCCCATCCACCGTGCAGGAGTTCTTTGTTGCGGTTCTCGATGGCAGAGGCCACGCCCACGTTGGACGATCCCCAGCCCACAGCGCCCACGTAGCGCGTGCGCAGGTCCAGCGCCGGGCCCGTGAACGTGGGAGCCTCCACGGCGAAAGGCAGGACATGCTGGACCGCCAGGCGCACCCGCGCGTCACCAAAGCCCGAGGACAGCCAGGCCAGCGGAAACACGTACTGCGTGTCTCCTGGCGGATCTGCGTCCCGCACGAATTCCAGCCCCACCCGGTATCCGGGCGGCACTGTGTAGGCCTGGCGAAAGTCGAGGCCTACGCGATAGCCAGGGAGTGGTTCATAGATCACGGCGCAGTGGTTTTGTAGGGGTGGTCAGCGGGCAGGAGTGACTGCAATCCACAGGCATGCGCAGACCACCCTTCGAGGCGCTGAACATCTCTCACCGACACAGGCCCATCAATTCCGACAACTGCGGCCAAGTCACCATCCAAGTGGTTGCCACCCGTCGGATACCGGCCTATAGCCGCTGGGTAAGAGGAAGGCGTGTCCGATGTCGCGGCAGTGGAACCCCACGCGGGCGATACCGAAGCGACAGCACTGCCGTTGAAACTGATGGAAAGCTTGTCCTCCGCAAACCCATGGTCGCCAATCAGAATCGCCCAAGCGCCGGTGGGCACCTCGACAGAGGCTACGGCTTCTGCATCGGTCGCATCACGCCGCGCTGATGAGAGGTAGAGGCCTGTAGCCGTTGGATAGCCATAGCCAATATTGATGCGAGCCCGCGCCCCACCGGCTGTGTTGATGCCGAGCAAACAACCATAGCCGGTCCGGGTACGCAACTGCCCCAACAGGAGCACAGTTGTCCTGTCCTTATTGCGTGCCAAATCAGAGCCTGCTGCAGAGTCTAGGTAAGTGTTGGAGCCATTGAAGCGCAGTGCACGACGCCCGCCAGGCCCCGCCGTCACACCCGGAGCATTGGAGGCCGACGATTGATTGAAACTCCCGCCCAGACTGCCCTTGTTGGTCCAACTCGTTGCCACGCCGCCCAACTGGGTTATCTCGGAATCCCAATCGAGCCAGAGCTGCGGCGCCACCGGCAGATCGCCAGGCGTCCACACTGCCGAGCGGACGGTTTCGGCACTCAGGCTGCTTTCGGCTCCCAGGAACACGGCAATGCGGTAGTAATAGGTTTGTCCTGGCAGGACATCCGAATCCACATATTCGGCCGCGCTGGCCCCGAGCGTTGCAATCGGCGCTGGCAGCGCGCCAGCATCCATAGGCTCCGTGGAGCGATACACACGCACGCCCTCTGCGAAGGCAGCAACGCCGGGAAACTTCAGCGCAATCTCCCAGTCGGCGTCCGCTGCGTAAACGGCCACAACAGGCGGTGCGGCCAGGCCGATGAGTGCCCGCACGGGTATGTCCACGAAAGGCCCATTGCTTGCAGTCAGGCGCACGGACGAGTCCCAAACACCATGGTCGTCGGAACTGCCGTCGATCAAGACCTTGTGGCCATCGACCACGGCCGTCAGTCCATGAGGCAGAGGTGACTGAACAGACATGATGTACGGAGGCAGCCCGCCAACCAGCGCTATTTCCCCCCCCACTCCATTGAACCCGGCGTTGCTGGTGAACTCTCCGGTGACGGCAATCGTCTGCAATGAGGTGGGCCTGACTCTCACTGCAACCACGTCCGAATACTCGTGCGCGATGTCACGCGCGATCACGTTGTATCGCCGCTCCGTATCCACCCCCGCCACCAGCCAAGTCCCACTTTCACTGGTGACGGTGGATGCCACCGCACGATAGGTGGAGGCCTCGGTGACAAGAATTCGAGCCTTGCACGGAATGCCATTCTTGGTGGTGATGCCCTGCGGGTACTCCCCAGCAAGGTATCCCTGTCGAGCGGTTGGGGTAGCGCTGGCCAGGGATGCATTGAACCGCATCATCACCAGTCCCCCTGGCTCACGAACAAATACCAACTGCAGTTGATATGGTCTCCAGGCCCATTGGCATAGCCACGGATGACACCAAAAGGGTGCGCCGGGTCAAATGCATCCATCACGGTTTCCGACGCCGATCTGCTGCTGTTGCGCGCGCCCATTGGGGTGTAGAGGCCGCGCATCCGGCCGCTGAATCCCGAAGCATCCGTGGCAATGAACGAGGGTATTGCCGCTTCGGAATACTCGGTCGATGCGATGGCACCCCACGCGAAGCTATGCCCGCCGCCCGTGATGCCATCAGGAGGATATTTCGTGCCCGCGAGCCCTTCAAGCCGGCCCAGGAATGCGGTTGACGGCGTTGCTATACCTTTTCCATTCCTGCTGACCTGAAAGCAGGGGTTGCTATCCCCGCAACGGCCCAGGCCGCTCAACATCAATTCGTAGAACCCCGTCAGTGCGCGCCCGGATACGAAAACACCCGGCTCGCCAGCGGTGATGCACTCGTAGTCCCCGCCACCAAATGCCGTGTGGTAGGTGACTGCCCAATTGGCATTGAGGAAGTTCGTATTCGGCAGCGGGAATCCACTGTAGGCCCCTGCGATGCAGCCATAGAACGTGCGTTCGTCAGCGAACACCACGTAGGCTCGGCTCACGGTGTCGGGCATGGTGCTCTTGAGGATCACGACGCCAGGGTTCATCGACGTGGCCGGCGCAAATCCGGTATCGATGCCTGTCATGTCCTCATAGACCTGGACGTAGGCGTAGTGAGCCTCGTTGTCCAGGATTCGCACGTAGCAGCCGGAGCCCCCCACCGCCACGGAGTTGCGCATGACCAGCTTGCCCGCGCCCGTGTCCTCCCAGGCCAACGTCCAGCCCGCCTGCAACAGGCAGTGTTTCATGACCGCGACGAAGGAGCCCACAATGCCGTTGAGCACCGGGGCGCCCGCATCGGTATCCCTGAAAACCTTGGTTGCCATGGCCGCCCTTCTATTGGGCCTGGCCCAGTGGCGTTTCGCCAGGCCAGTAGCCTTTTCGCCCGTGCCAGCCCGCGTACTCGTTGAACAGCGCACCGTCGCCCACTACGGCGGCCAGCTCCTGTGCCGACTTCAGCGCCCAAGCATGCGAGTTCAGCCCTGTCGGGTCGGGGCCCGCGCGCTCGGCCAGGAACATCTGGAACGGCGGCAGGGCCGCGACCAGGCCCCAGTCCACCGCAGGCAGCGCGGGCAGCTCGTTCATGGTGATGGGCACCGCCTCGATGCCCACCACACCAGCCACCTGCGTGGGTGGCTTCACATCGCTCAGATCCATGTGCAGCACTCCTGCGCTGGCCCGCTCACACGCGGAAAATCTTGTTCACACCGTTGTCCCAGGTGACGATGATGTCGCCGCCATTTGGCGTGATCGGCAGGCCGGTGGCCGTATCGATGTATGCGATCAGCGGGCTCGTGGCCTCGGTGCCGGTGTCCTTGTAGATGACGATGGCGTTGATGGACAGGCCTGACACGCTCACGAACGTGCAATCGGCCGCGTCGGCCGCGCCGCCAGTGGTGGCCTTGGCGGTCAGCGTCACGGGGCCGGCGATGCGCGCGGACACGGGAATGTCAGCCAGGTACTGGTGAACGGCCGTCTGCGGCGTGTAGGCGCTGGTGCTGACAAGGAGCACCTTCACGGTGTCCGTCATCCAGTTGATCTGAGATTCCAGAAAGCGCTGGCGCGCGGCGTCATACAGGGTGTTTGCCATGGTGGTGCTCCTTGGCCCGCTCAGCGGCGGACGAAGAAGCGCACTCATGCGCGCTGGGATTGCGGAGGGGGTGGACGATGGGCACCTGCTCGGGCGCCTCGATCACGATGCGCGCGCGTCGGCCCGACTTTTCGACCAGCGTGATGCGTGCGCCGCCAATGAGGGCGGAGTCGCCGGCGCTCATTTCAATAGTTCGCCGCGTCATGCGAGGTAGCTCCGGTTGTAGTGGGTCACATCCTCCCGGGTGCTCCGGCGCATATCCGCGTCGGGAAGAGCGCCGAAATAGGCGCTGAACGCCTGTTCGGCCAAAGCCGCGCGGTTGGGGTCGAACAACTCGCTGTCCGGTACGCTGAAGGCTTTGTGCAATGCCCACTGGATAAGGTGCTCGTGGTGAGCATCATGGATCTCGGGCTCGTCCGCATCATCGGCCAGATTTTTGAGTGGCAGGCGGTATGCCTCTAGATGTAGCACGTCGCCGACATCAATGGTGCCGACCATGCGCAGGCCGGTATCGGTCTGGATGGCGAAGCAGGCGGGGCGCGGGTAGTGGCGCCAGTCTGGCAATTCGGCGTCCAGCCATTCGCGTGTCTCAAGTGTGATGAAGCGCACCTGACCGGTGGCGGCCACGATGCGCAGGCTGATGATTTCGTAGATGGCGCGATGCAGCGGGTATGCCACCTGGGCGGGCTGCAGCGCGATCTCACACAATGCCGGATCTCCCTCGGCCACCAGTAGGCGGCGACGCACGCAGGCCTGAGCCTGGGCGTCGTTGAGCCAGTCGAGCACATCCTCGTTCTCGGCGCGGTAAGGCTCCACGCGATCCTTGGCCAGGGCGCGAAAACGGCGCAGCAGGTCTTCAAGTGTCATTGCAAACCAAACTGGCCAACGAAACCGCGCACGCGCTCGCGCATATTGTCCAGGCCGAGATTGCCGGGCAAGTCCTGCTTGTAGGTCTGCTTGGTCCAGTCCCGCAGGGCCTGCTTATCCATCTTCTCGATCTGCTGCAGGACGCTGAACCGGGCCTCTTCCTGCAGGCGCAGTTCTTCTTCGGACTTCTTGGCGGCCTCCAGCTGTATAGCTGTGTCGTCGGGCTGCTGGGCCAGGGCTTGACCAGTCGCTGCGCCAGCGGTGTCGCCATCGCTACCAGCTTCCTCGAAAATATCCGAATGGCGCAGAAACCGGGCAGCCAGCGCAATGGGCACCACGCGCGTCTGGCCAGGATCGAAGGTCAGGCGCGAACGGTAGATGCGGTCGATGAATGGCGTGTCATTCCCGGTGTAGGTGACTGCCTGTGTCTGTGCAACGGTCATGGGGGTGTCCTTGGATGCTGGATGAAAAGCAGCAGGGCCGCGGCCCTGCCCTTCACATCACGGGTGCTTACTGGTTGCCCAGGCGCTCGCCATGGACGATCACATCCAGGCGCGCGGCCTTGGCGTTGGCCGCGCCGGCGGTCGTGAGCACCAGATAGGCTTCCTTGGGGAGCTTCACTGGCGCCTTGGAACTGGTCGTGCGCAGGCGCGCGGCCGCGTTCAGCACCAGGCCAGTGCCGAAGTACTCGGGGTCCTGGGGCACGGTGGCGTGGTCCACGCCGTCGATGTACGTGAAGCCAAGCGAGCCCGTGACGGCCGCAGTCATGGCCGTGGACACGATGACCTGGACATCCTCCAGCAGCATGCCGGCGGGGAGCTTCTCCAGCACCACCACATCGCCAGCAGCGATGGGGGCATTGGAATCCGCGCCGATGGCCGCGCCTGCAGCATTGGTCTGCAGCGTGGCGCGCAAGGTGGTGAGGTTGCCGTAGGGAGTGAAGCCGCCGAACTGCAGCATGCCCAGGCCGGCCTTCTTGATGGTTGCCATGATGGCCTCCTTGAAGTTGGGGAAGTGACTAGGGGCTGGCCGCAGCCAGCCCCGGGGCATCAGCCGCGTGGCTTGATGATGGGCACGGCGGTATCGAGCACCGTCACACCGTGGTCGGTGAACTGCTTGGTGTCACCGTGGCTGACCGCAAAGCGGATCTTGGACATACCCAAAATGGCGCCGATAGCGATTTCCATCTTGTCGTCGAAGTCGCCCGGGGCTTCCTTCCAGAAGAAGGGCACGCCGCTGTGGTCGGAGCGGCCAAAGGCTTGGCCCAGCGCCTGGCCACCCAGCAGGATGGCGCGGTCCACCGCGAACTTGTCGGTGAACGATGCGGGCACCACCACCGACGATTCCTGCTCGCTGGTGTAGCTTGCGCAATAGCGCAGCTCGTCGCCAGCGTAGAAGCGGATCGCCTTGGGCATCTTGATGATCAGGATGCCGTTCCACAGACCTGCTTCGCCCAGGAACAGCGGATGGTCCTTGGCCAGCCGTGCGCGCGCCATGGCGTTGCCCTGGAACGCGCGGAAGTTCGGGTCCGTGGCGAAGCCGCTGTACTGGGCCGGCGAAGCCAGAAGCACGCGGATGGGGCTGTCCGTGGCGGCCAGGTCCTCATCGAACTCGACGGGCGGGGGCGGCAGCGGGATCTGGTCCATCCACGAGCGCACGGCATCCACCACGTCCATGCTCAGCGTGTCCGAGCTGGCGATCACCAACTCGCCCGCGTTGGCCTTGACTTCGCCCACCGCACCCGCACCGGCCACCAGGTGCCGATTGCGCGTCGGCGCCTTCACCCGGTTCACCATGATCTCGGAGAACTTGGGGTGAGATGCCAGCGGCACGCGCCATTCGATCAGGTGGTCGTTGAAGCCGCGCGCGCCGGCCAGGTGGACCAGCGTCGAATGCTCGATGTAGTCGTCCATCAGGCGCTGCGCCTTGGGGCGGCCGAACTTGCGCAGGTCGTAGGGCGTGCGGATGCGCGACATCTGGTCGCCCATGTCGATGGGGAAGCGCGCCTGATTCACGCGGAACCGCGCGTTCTCGTAGCTCATGCCCACGCCCTTGCCCTCGGCAAACTCGCTTCCCATGATGGGGTAGCTGCCAATGGGCTGGTCGAGTTGGAACTCGACCTCGTCACCCTTGCCCTTGCCCAGGTCCTCGGCACGCACGATGGGCATCGTGGGCTTGGTCTGGCGCTTGATGCCCGCCACGGCATCCTCCTCGGTCGGCATCTTGCCGGTCAGGCGGTTGAGCGTGGTGCGGCGCTGCATGCAGGTGTGGAACACGCCCACGGCCTGCTGAATCATGGTCCCGGGATGACCATAGGGGGTGCTGGTCTTGGTGTCGGACACGGTAGACCTCCTTTACATCTGTTTGTTCCGCCAGGCGGTGATCTGCTCGGGCGTCTTGCCCTCCATCGCGTAAAGCAGATCCACGCCACTCAGTTCAGCCATCCGCTCGTCAGGCGACAACCCATCCACGCGCCCGCCAGGAATGCTAGAAAGGCTCGATGGAGGGTCGGCTCGCACGGCGTCAGTGGCGGCCTTTGCTGCGGCCTTGGGGTCGGCCGCTGCTGTGGTGGTGGGCTTCGGTGCGCTCGCGCCCTTGAAGGCGTCGAACACCTCCACGATTTCGTTGGCCGTGCCGCCCGTCTTGGGGTCGAAAAGAGCCCAATAGGCGTTGCGCACTGCACTGGGGTGGGCATCCACCCAGGCCTTGAATTCCAAGCTTTGGGCGATGGAGTCCGCGTCCGGGTGCTTGCCATAGATGGCGCTGTAGTGCTCGGTTGCCGCTTCCTGCTGCTGCTTGGCCTGCAGGGGCTTCAAGGCTTCAGCCACACGGGCCTCCACCTGCGCAGCCACCTGCCGGTCAATGAGCTTCTGGATGCCAGCGGCCAGCGCCTCCTCGGAGAAGTCTCCGAACAGGCTCACGTCCGCGCCGGCTTCCACGGCCGCTTGCGCTTGGGCGGCCAGGTTGTCGGTCTTGGTCGGTTGCTGTCCGGCTTCCGCCCGCGCCTGGGCCTCGGCCTGCAGGGCCGCCAGCTGCTGCTGTGCGGCCTCGGCCTGCGCCTTCCAGTGCTGCTCGCCCTCGCGGTGCTTCACCAGCGTGTCGTAGGGGATGGTGTGTTTGCCATCGCGCGCCAGCACAACGGCCTTGCTGGGGTCGTCCAGCTCAACGTTGTTCTCGGGCGTCCCTTTGGTCGCGCCGGCTTCGCCCGCGTCGGGCGTGCCTTTTGCCTTGTCCTCGGCGGGCGGCTCGTTGGTCGGTGCAGTGGTGGTCGCGGGCGCGCCACCCTTGTCCAGCAAAACGCTGGTATCGCCCTCGGCCATGGACAAAGCCAGGGCCGCCTGCTCCGGCGTGAGTGCGCCGTCGATGCTGGAGAAATCGAAGTCCGTTGTTGATGTCGTCATGACTGTCCCGCCACATATCGCCGTGGCCGCAGGGGCCAGCAATCCGGTGCAAGCGTCTTCACGCCTGCTCCATCTGCTATCTATTCCGCAGCGCTCACGCGCCTTGGTCTTCGCCTAGTGCTCACGCACAGGGCTTGAGGGGGACTGTCAAATCGGAAGGGAATTTCTCTAAGCCCTATACCGGGCGGGCACGAAAAAGCCGCCCCGGCGGGCGGCTTTTCGAAGTAGTTGGATCACTCAGATCCAATGAGGAGGCGTAATGACGCAGGTGTCAAGCACCGCCATCCATGAGCGGGCCTTCGGTGGCATGGCAACTTTCTTGTTTGGACCATACCAACGATCCACTTCTGCACCAATCAGAGCTTGATAACCAAGCCGCTTGGCGTGTTCACAGATGAGATCAATCCATTCCCTCGTCGTGTATTGCACAGCACATTGATAAAGAACATCTTGAGAGGGAACCGGATAACCAGCAGCCATGATTAGTGGCACGAGCTTTACAAGATTTCTTTGAATCAGCACTTGTAGAACGGCTTGAGGAAACGAGTAGCGCATTACATGTCGCATCCCGTACGATCATATGGTCGCTTGTGAAACAGGTGCGGGTGGG